GAATCGGAATCGGAATTGTATTCACTTTCGTCGTCCAAATCGTCGATGTTATCCGGTAAAACATCGTACAATCGTTCCCAATACACACGGTTGGAAATTTCGTAATCGTCCATAAAATCGTCAAACGAAATTTTATCGTTTACATCGTATTCGTCGTCGAGGTACTCCTTCCAAAACTTGAGTGTCTTTTTTGTAATTTTACTCGGAAAGAGTTCGACCGTAAACGATTCACCGTTTTTATACTTACACTCACTAAGAATATCCATCTCGTCTTCAGTATACATATCAAAGAAGTATTCCAGGACACCCACCGGTTTTTTGCGTCCCGGTGCGTTCGGTTCATAGTAGAAATCAATAAATTGGGCTTGACCGTACGACGTATCAATTTTTCTATTAGAAACACCGATATAGGCGAGATATTTATAGGTGTTTTTCGGGATAAGGGATTCGGGGTATCCAAAATCAGCGCGTAAACCGTATACTCGACACGTTTTACCCGATAATTCGGAGCATAATTCATTAACATCGGTGAGTTCGATGATAGAGGTACATTGTTTGAGAAGTTCGTGTGTGAGCATGTTTGTAGTTGTATATATTACATATTAGTCCCTAACGTTTAAGTCCATATCGTCATGTAACGTGTTGTAAAGTTCCGTCCAATCAATACACCCATTAAGGTTATATTGTTCGACAAAACATTTAAGTGAATCACGTCCAGTAAATTCATATTTAAAGTAGTTTTTCCAAAATTCAACCCATTCAACAGGGATATATCGTGGGACAACTTTTGTTTTAAGGTGGCCGGCCAACATCTTCAAAGACGGTTCGAGAATACCCATACGCGTATCGTCGTCATACTTCTCTTCATATATAAAGTCGATAAGATGGACTTTATCGTTAAACGCACTCGCACCAATATACGAAACGTGTGTGAGTTTTTTAGGATTACACTTATCAGGGAACGTGTGTCCGGGCTTAATACCCCAAACATTTGTTTGACAGGACCCAAAACTCGAAAAAATCCCGTCGAGGTGTTGTAGTCTATCGAGTGTAACCGTTTGTTTTGTAAGTTCGTAAAGGAGAGACATTTTAGTTTAGTATTATAACTGATCAATATCACTTAAGTCTTCATTAAACATTAAAATTTCTTTGGCGACAATTTGATAAAATGCAATCTTATACGCGAGAAACCCAAACAGTGTTGCGCCCATATTAAATTCAAATGGTACATCGGCCGAATTCCACATGGATTCAGCTAATGCGAGACACGTCGGTACGAGTAACCGTTTATTTAATCCCGGTATTTTTTCAATATTATCTACATACGATGTAAGCGAATCTACATACATATACGAAGCGATTGTACCCAGACTTGCGGATACACCGTCTAAAGGTGTGTGAAAAATAAAGTGGTACGTTGATATGGCGGCACCGTATTGAAGCGTGGATTTTTTTAATTTAGATTTTATTTTTTCGTATTCGGTTAATCCTTCTTTACGTTTAATTGGGCATGTTATTTTGAGCGTGTTTATACAAATCATATTACATTCTATATGTGCTATCTTCTTTAATATTTTTGCATCTTTCAATGGATTCGTGTAAACGAACCTGTAATTCCACGAGTTTATCGTTATGAACAAATTCATCGGAATCGTCAAGCGTACTTTTTTCCCGAAGTTTTGAAATCATTAATTCGAGTGCATACTTCTTAATTTCACAACTTTCATAGTCTTCGTATGCACAATCACGGAGTTCCGTATAATTCTCGCCATCTATCGATAAGCTTATTGAGTCTTTCAGATTTATGTGCCATATTGTGTTTTCGTTTCGTGGGTGCCCCTGGACACACCGAATCGCGCGATTCGTACCTGTTAAGTTTGTCCCATACGAGTATCTGTACGTCGTTGGGAAGAGTATTTGTCGCTTGACAAAATGCGAGTTTGTATTCATACGTGTGAAGCGCGATGTAGTCATCCATTTATATTTATATTTTTAGTATTTTGTTTTATACTTAGGTTCATTCATATCCTCTAAAATAATTGTTTCGTTTGCCTCATTTTTTGATATAATGTATTTTTTCTTCGGGGTTTTTTCTTCGTTTGGTTTTTGTTTTATTTGTGGGTAAAATAAATTACATACACTGGAATATAATGTAAACATGTTATTTTTTACGATTATTTTTTTATACTATACATACAAGATGGTATCACTCCAGGAATTACCGAAAAGAGTCCAGTACATTATCATAGATTCACAATTTGTAAACGGTTCGAATAATACGTTTTCTGTGGATCTCACACTGGAATCAAATTTACACCTCGAGGAAATGTCACAGGTATGTGGTGTGAAACTCGTAGATTTTTACATTACACAAGTTGGTGAAGATGATCAGGATTCGACACAGACATATAATATAGCAAAATACGTCGATATCATATGTCCGGATATACCAAAACGTGCGCAAATTCTTGACGAACGTAAAGGTCAGGTTTTTGCACGTATCCCTTTAGAAAGACACTATTCTGGAAATGCAGTTACCATTTTAAGAGATAAACAATGGAAATCGTTTCAGAGACAAACTGAACTATTTAACCCTATATCCATACAAAAACTTAATTTTAACATATATGAGTTTCAGGATGATCTTGACTATGTTACATTACAACCGGATGCGTCTTGGTTTATGGTACTTGAAATAACGACCATAGACGTCAAAGAAAAACCGGTAAACCGCGAAGTTCAGATACTCGAGGCACTACACAAACTTATCGGGAAGATTGAAGATCTTAACGTAAATGTTAAAAAACTTCCAGATAAGGAGGATATCGAAAAAATGGAAAAGGAAAAGGAAAAAAAGAAAAAATATCCATTGAGCTATTTACTTTTATTTATAAGTTTGCTTATAGGTGGATTTTACTTTATAAAAAACAAAATTAAACCACCAGCTCTACCACAGGGTATACCAATGGGTCTAAGACCGGTTATACGACCGCCTTTTTAACGACTCGTCTGACTACTTTCTTCTTTGGGGCCTCGACTGGAGTCTCTTCTGGAGTTTCGACTGGTTCAGCGACTGGAGTCTCTTCTGGAGTTTCGACTGGTTCAGCGACTGGTTCAGCGACTGGTTCAGCGACTGGTTCAGCGACTGGTTCAGCGACTGGTTCAGCGACTGGCGCCTGTTGTTCAATAACATCTAGTATCTGTCTGATAATACCATACATAGTTTCCTTGTTAATTTTTGGTCGCTGGAGTGCAGCATCAATTTGTTTTCTGATAGAGTCCATCGCGTAATATATATAAAAGAAATATTATCTTTATATTAAATGTTATTCATTGGTCCTACACTTTTATCGGGTATAGGACAACACTGTAAAAAATATATGGACCTTTTTCCCAGGAGTAAATATATACAGATTCAAGAAGAAATACCCGAGTCCGAAAAGGCGTTCATTTTTGCGTTACCTATACCTCACTGGCTGGATAAAATACCCGAGATTAAACGGAAAATCAAAGATGTCATATGTATGACCGTCTGTGAAACTGAAACGGTCCACGAAGATTACGGTAAACTCTTTGCATTATTTGATAAAATTGCAGTACCGAGCGAATTTTGTCGTCGTGTGTTTTCACGTCAGTTTCCCGATACTAAGTTTTATATTATACATGTACATATACCAGATAAAAGACCATATACATTTTATCATATAGGTAATGTATACGATCCACGTAAAAATTTTAATAAAATTTTAGAAACGTTCGTTCGTATGAATAAACACGATACACGCCTGGTTATCAAAGCGACGTGTAAAGAACCGGTATTAGCACGTATACCAAATGTTGAAATCATAAATGGGTTACTATCGGACGAAGAGATGGAAAATATACACGCGAGGTGCGATTGTTACGTAAGTTTTTCGAGTTCCGAAGGTGTTGGTATGGGTGCGGTCGAAGCTGCATTGCGAAACAAACCCGTTATCATAACAGAATACGGGGGTGCACCCGAATATATTGAAACACCATATATGATAAAGTGTGGTCTCCAATATTTGGTCAAGGACGATTTTCTATTTAAGGCGGGTATGCAATGGGGTAAACCCGACGAGGACCAACTTCGTGAATTTATGGAAGATGCATATACCAAGAAATTGCGGTATATGGATCACCCGAGGACGCGTGTGTTGACGAGTAGAGAAAGTGTATTACATGAATTCATCAGTAATGTAATTAGTGAGGAAGATAATGATACCAGTTAAAATGGCTCCTGACATGAGAGAGCCTCTTTGTGCAATGAGCATGGCAATGATATCATCGATAAATTTAATATTAGTTGGCTTCTTAATAAGTTCCGGTACGATTTTTGAAATTGCAAGATAAAGTGCCATTGCTATTATGACGGGTCTAAGTGTTTCCTGATCTAACATTTATAATAATGGAATATTTATTTTTGGCTTCGTTCCCAACACATCAGTATCATCAATTTTGTGTTTTTTACAATAACACCCGCATACCGCTTTGAATGCACACTTCTTCCCTGATAAAGTGAAGGCCTGACATATTTTAGTTGCATACACCGGTTTTTCCGGTATGGAATGTATAACCTGTATAGGTTTTTTGTTCTGACATTCAATTTTTCTTTTTCTCATTTTATCTATTATACTCGCCATTTCTTCGGGCGTTTTATGAGTTATATTCAGATTCTTAGATATACGTAAGCAATCTTCGTAGTTTTGAACATTAGATTGATGTTTTTTAGTGAGTACATTTTTAGTATCACTAAAATTTGTTTGAATGGTACACGTTCGGAAATATTGAGACATTTTTACTTATCTTTTTTATAAATAAAAATAACTTAGGTTAAAAAATAGAACACAATATATGGTAGTATGTATATCAAGTGGACTAAGGAATGTTATTTGTGTGAATGCCCACTAGAACCTTGTGTTCACACACGCAGCTCCGAAGAACGTATCATCGTACGAAAATATAGAAAATTACGTCCGATTTTTATATTTAATAACGAAGAGTATTATAAATTTATAAATACGACATTGAAACGTGTTTGTTATGCGTGTCATCTCAATTCGTATAAAATTGACCCCGTGAAATTACGTGCTCGTGAATGTGGTCGTACAAAAAATATTTGTTCAAGACCGAAATCAAAATCAAGGGAAGAAATACTGTTCTGGTTTGACGGGTTAAAAAGATACTTAAGTAAGAACCACGATGATTAAAAAATATATAAAATGAGTGAAAGTATCCAAAAACTTACACACGTGGAACATATACTGAAACGCCCGGATTCGTACGTCGGTCCAGTTTCACGTGTTGGTGAACCCTACTGGATTCACGAAAATGGTACGTTTGAAAAGAAAATGGTTGTTTATTCGCCAGCACTTTTAAAAATATTCGATGAAATATTGGTAAATGCGATCGATCGTAATTCCATGTATCCAAAAAATGTAACGTCACTGAGTGTTTCAATCGACAAAACAAGTGGTGAAATAACGATTGAAAATAACGGCCCACTCGGGGGTATCGCTATTAAAATGCACGAAAAGGAAGATATATGGAATCCCGAATTAACGTTTGGTCATTTACTTACGAGTACGAACTATGACGATACACAGGAACGGGTTGTTGGTGGTCGTAACGGCTACGGCGCGAAACTTACGAATGTTTATTCGACAAAGTTTTCTATAAAGATAAAAGATGGTGAAAACAAGAGTGTATATACACAGGAATGGAGTGATAATATGAAAAAATGTCGACCGCCCAAAATAAAAAAGTATGCTGGAACGACATCGAGTGTTTGTGTATCATTCATACCTGATTGGGCACGGTTCGGTATGACCGAAATGGATGATTCCATATATAAGATTTTTGAGAAACGGGTACACGATGCAAATATATGTACATCGCAGAACTGTAAAGTGAAGTTTCAAGACGAACTTTTACCAAAGTGTACCTTTAACGCGTACGCCAAAATGTATACGAAATCAGATGAAATGTGTACGTTTACGAGTGAACGTTGGTCGGTCTGTATTGCACCATCCGAAGACGGCTTCGAACACGTATCATTTGTAAATGGTATTTGTACGACAAAAGGTGGATCACACGTCGATCACGTTTCGGGTACTATTGCAAATGGTATCATTGAAGATATGGCAAAAAAGATAAAACTTCGCCCACAACAGGTTAAAAATGCGTTTTTTGTTTTTGTAAAAGCAACGCTCGTCAATCCAAGTTTCAGTAGTCAGGTTAAATCCGAGTGTACACTCAAACCACAGGATTTTGGGAGTAAATTTGAACCACCAAAGACGTTTATAAAAAACATTTTAAAGACGGGTATTCAAGCCGAACTCTTATCATTATCAAAGTTCCGTGAAATGAAAGAACTCAAAAAAACGGATGGGTCTCGTAAATCAAAAATAACGGGTATCCCAAAACTTGATGATGCGAACAAGGCGGGTACGGCACACTCCGAAAAGTGTACGCTTATCGTAACTGAAGGGGATTCTGCGAAAACACTCGCAATTGCCGGTCTTTCGGTTGTTGGTCGAGACCATTATGGGGTATTTCCTCTCCGGGGTAAGTGTAAAAACGTGAGGGACGCAAGTGTCAAACAGCTTACGGAAAACAAAGAGTTTAACGATCTCAAAAAGATTTTGGGATTACAACAAGGTAAAGTATATACATCGCTGTCTGAACTTCGTTACGGGCGTCTCATGATCATGACGGATGCAGATAACGACGGGAGTCATATCAAGGGACTCATACTTAACATGATTCATTATTTTTGGCCGAGTTTACTCGAATTAAAATTTCTTGTCAGTATGGTCACCCCGATTATAAAGGCGTCGAAAGGGTCGGAGACAAAATCGTTCTATACCGACTCAACGTTTAGACAGTGGTATGGAAGTGGTAAGCAGGGATGGAAAATCAAATATTACAAGGGTCTCGGTACATCCACATCGGCAGAGGCACGCGAATATTTCAAAAAGATAAAAGAACTTACGGTTCAATTTGATGCGGATGATTCCATGGACGAATCAATAATTCTCGCGTTCGACAAGACAAAATCAGATTTACGAAAAACGTGGCTCCTCGAAAGTACAGAAAAGAAGGCGTCTGAACTTGAAGTTCCTTACGGAAACGTCGAGCGTCTCAATATATCGGATTTCATTCATAAAGATCTCGTCAATTTCAGTCTCGCGGATTTGAAAAGGTCTATCGCACACGTTTCAGATGGTTTGAAACCGTCACAAAGAAAAGTTTTATACGCGTGTTTCGCTAAAAATCTTACATCCGAAATGAAGGTCGCCCAATTAGCGGCCTACGTCTCCGAGAAAACATCGTACCACCACGGTGAAGTGTCTTTGGCCGATACGATTGTAAAATTGGCACACAATTTTATGGGTTCAAACAATATTAATTTACTCGAACCGTGTGGTCAATTCGGTACGAGACTTATGGGTGGTAAAGATGCGAGTCAAACGAGGTATATATTCACGAAACTTACTAAAAGTGCGAGAACACTCTTTGATGCGAAAGATGATCCAGTTTTGAAATACTTAGATGATGACGGTAAACAAATTGAACCAGAATATTACGTTCCAATTTTACCGACCGTTTTGGTAAATGGTACAGAAGGTATAGGGACAGGTTTCAGTTCGTACATACCACCGTTTAATCCCGAAGATATATGTGCGAATATAAATAGGGTTATTGATGGTGAAAATATCGTTCCCATGAAACCATGGTTTGATAAATTCAAGGGACGTGTTTTCAGTAACGACGAAGGGTTTTGGGTCACTGAAGGTGTATGGACACAGGCAGGTAATAAAATAAAAATTACCGAACTTCCACCGGGTCGGTGGACACAGGAATACAAAGAGTATCTCGATACACTCATGGATAAAAAGAATATCGCAAATTATGTCAATAACAGCACTACCGAAAATGTTGATTTCGTTATCGAGGGGTATACGGGTAAGGATATCGTAAAGGATTTTAAACTTCAAAAGACATTTCACGTATCAAATATGCACTTATTTCACCCAACGAGGGGTATCCATAAATACGAAAGTCCAGAAGAAATTCTTACAGACTTTGTTAAAATACGGACCGAAACGTACAAGAAAAGAAAGGCATACCTTATTCATGTCTTAAAAGAAAAGACCAAAAAATTGGAAAACATGTCGAGGTTTGTCGATATGGTCATACACGAAAAACTGATTGTTTTCAAACGTAAACGGTCCGAACTCGAATCTGAAATGGAGAAGATGTTCGATAAAATTGATGGTTCATACGACTATCTCTTGAATATCAAGACGTATCAGTACACACTCGAGGCCGTGCAAAGTCTCAGGGAAGATACGATAAAAACAAAAACCGAACTCGATATACTCCAAAATACAAATCACATCGATATGTGGAAAAGTGATTTAAAAATATATAAACAATAAGTAGTAAGTATGTGCGATACATCTGGCCCAGATACCGGTGCTATACTATCACTTAATGCAATTGGTAAACAGGATACATACCTTTTGGAGGATGATCCTATTCATTCACTCTTTAAGTATGAACCAAAACAGCACTCAAACTTTACAAAGTTTCATAAAAATTTTAGTGTAAATAAACCCGGGACATCTTCATCGACATGGCCTTTCGGTGATACCGTAAAAATCACACTCAATCCACGAAATATGGGCGATCTTTTAGCAAATATGTATGTATCCATGGAATTACCAGCTTTAACGGGTGACGATAGTTATTATGCTGATCAGGTTGGACGACACATTTTAAAGTCGGTGACTATGCGCGTCGACGAAACGGTCCTTGAAATATTCCACGATGATTGGGGAATCATTTATGATGAATTATACCTCGATGAATCTGAAAAGCGTACGAAAAGGTATACCGTAAATAGAAATAATGCAGAAGATACATCTTTATTACCTGGTAATCAAGTTTTAGCACAATCTAAATCGCGTGTTTTTATCCCTATACCTTTACTCTTTTCGCGTAAGTATGAAAGTGATGAATACGAAACAAATAAACCAAATAGACCGTATTTTCCACTATGTGCTATAAATAAACAGAAACTTCAATTTGATTTGGAGTTTCATGAACAACAATTCTTCACGAATGAAACCGATATACTTACGATTAATAGTTTTCAAATTGTGACCGAAGAAATAACCCTCGAACCAAGTGAACGCGCATATATAACAAGTAAAAGACACGTTTTAGTTACGGATATTGTTACGAAACACCCAACTTTAGATATTCCCGCCGGTACACTAAACGCAAAATTACAACTTGTTCCGAAAATCCCGGTAAAAACTCTGAACTGGTTTTTTAGACAAAAGGCGTTCGAAGATGAAACTGTATATACAGGTGGAACAACTCTACTCGCAAATGTATTTGCAAATAGATACAACTTTTCTACGAATCTAGAATATTCTATAACCAACGAATTTTATAATCCACCAATGACGAGTGCAAAAATATACGTAAATGGACAAGATATACCAAATATACAAGATACCGACCATAAATATTTTAAATATGTAGTCCCATTTATGAGTCGTTTATCACGACCTTTCAGAAATATTTATACGTATGCATTCTCGATGAATCCGATTAATGTGGAACCATCGGGAATGTTAGACTTTACGCAGTTACAATCCAATATGACCATTTTAGATGTGACAATGGCACCAGGACTTACGAGTGATTATACACTTCACCTTTATTATGTAGGGTACCAAACATTCATGTTTGAAAATGGTGTTATGACTCTTGTTTAGAAAATAGCGCGTTTTTATTATCACGAATATACTCGATTATATTATTTTTTATACACCATCTAATGAAATTCAACTGTGCTACGGTCGTATGTATTTCATCAGATGATCCCGGTACAGTATAGGATATTTTTGATGATCGGCAAAACGGATCAAATAATTTTTTACTATACCCATCTAAACTTGATTTGTACGCACAGTGTACACTAAATATTTTACCGTCGTTCGTTTTGTATGATAAATTGTTTTTCTTTGAATAGTTTGTTATAAACCATTCAAGGTTTCTTAAAGAAATACCCCCCGATTTATTTAAAATGTCTAAAAGTATAGCTCTATTCTCGGGAATATTATAAAATGTGTCTATCGATGTTAGTAGAATAGCTGATTTGTTCATTATTACATAATTCCACGCAAATCTCTAAACCCCTTTTTTGATACTTCGCATGCCGGACACCCCGCTTTGAAAATACACTCGAGTAAACTATGCGTATGTCGAATACCCAAACTATTTTTTGAAACCATTTCTATAGGTCCTTTGAGTTGAGGTTGATCTATATGACTTCCGCACATACCGTTCATTTTTGCTCTCGCAAGACACGGATTACCATCCTTTTTAAATCCTTTACAAAAATGTAACGGGTTTGGTATATCTGCGAGTAACAGTTTTAGATTTATTGAATATTTAACCGAAATATTTTGTATTTCCTTGACCATACGTCTATATACCTCCGTTTCGACTTCTTCGTCGAAAAGTGTTTGTAATTTTCTCGAAGACATATTTTATATACGCGATTATTTTTTAAGTGGTTTGAATAAGTCACTTATTTTTTTCTGTGTCGTATCGACGGCGGCCTCTTTCTTTGTTCTACGTTTTGGTTTAACGCGTGTCAAAAGTTCGCCAAATATTTCTTCTTTTGGGTTATCGAAAAGTGGTTCTATTAAATCACATACCGGATTTAGAAATTTGTTTATGAAATAGTAATTATAATCCACTTTCAAATTGTGTTCCTTTGCGTATTTAGGATCTTCGGCTTTTTCGTATGCCTTTGCCTTTGGATCGCCCGTATCGAGAAGAATATAAGGTACCCGGTCGCCGGATTGTGGTTCTGATCCGGGTTGTCGCTCGCGCATTTTGTTTCGAACTTGGACGTGGGCTAAATTTTGCGACTTATACGAATCCGAAAGACCTTGACTTAACACGAGTTTTTCGTTCGGTACATCACCTTCAATTAATTCGATGGCACGTTGGAGTGCGAGTGCTTTCGGTGGTCCAGTATCACTACTTCCCAAAACAACGTCCAGAAGTTCTTTACACACTTCGCGCATGTGTGGTGTATTATCCCGTCTCACCAATTGGAGACCCTTTACATCTATATAGTCCATGTGCATATTCCCATCTTTACCCTTTGTCCATAGTTTTGCCGCGTACCGTTTTTTTGAATACAAAAAGTATGGACAATATACCTTTTCAAGTTCGAGATTATTAGGCGCTTTGAACAGTTTTGTGCACTCTTCGGCAGCGCGTTCACCAATTTCCCAACTATACTCAATTGCTTCCTTCCCGGTGCGATTTCCAACATCAAATTCAACCATAACAGAATCAGTGTCACCATATCTTACCTTCGAGCCCGGAAAATTCTTTTCCACGTACTCCTTTGTTTCGTCAATCATACTCCGACCTTTCATGGTTACGGTAGATGCAATTTGGACACACGGCAACATACCCTTCGACGCACCCGTAAAACCGTATACCGAGTTCATCGATACTTTATAGGCCAATTGTTTACCATTATACATTTCTTTCAAGGCACCGGTCGACTTTGCCATATCCTTTTTTGCCTGTTTACGAAACTGTTTCAATTCCAAAAGAATACTGGGTAAAAGACTCGGGACATCTTGTGCAAATTTATAGTCGCCGAACGTTTCGTACGTTATACCAGGTATATTTCCGTATCTTCTATCGTCCATCACCAGTGTTGAATAACACAAATTGTGCGCCATCATGATAGATGGATAGAGACCCTCAAAATCAAGTGCCGTAATCGGTGTATAATACGCACCCTTTTGCGCTTCGAGAACGGTCGCACCTTCGTATCCAACGTCCGACGAATACCCCCACGGGAGTGACGGGACCATATACCCAGTTTCACGCGCCTTTTTCGTTAATAAACTAAACACTTTGATTTGTTGTCCCCTTTCTACCAAGTAACATAACGGAACCCACGTTGCTTTAGCCATCTCCAGTAAATTGATAAGAATACACAATTTTGAGAGTAGGCGGTGTGGTAAAAGTGTATCTTTGATACAGTATTCGGCGACTTCACGTAATTTTACGGGGTCCCCTTCGTTATAACGCGCAAACATTTCTTTCGGGGGCATATCAATTTTATTATCACCGAGGTACAGTTTAGAAACGTTATCGAGTTTATACGAATCAAGTTTATATCCCTTTTTTACTTCGTGAAATAAATCAAAAATAAACCTACCGGGCATAGGCACGATTTTAAGATCGTTATCACCGAGCGCACTCGATGACAATTTTTTATATTTAAGTTCGCAACTATGGTTCTTAAGCTTACTCAATTCATAGAATGATGAATCGCACCCAGTCATTCTCGCACGTTTCATAATATATTCCATATCAAATCCAAATATGTTCCAGCCGGTAATGATATCAACATCGTGACGCATTATATATTCACGGAACGCCATAAGCATTTCCCTCTCTGTCGCAAAACTCGTAATCGTACACCCCTCGAGGTTCGGATCGGTTTTCTTATAACAGAGGCACGTCTTATCATACGGTATTTCGGAACCAAAGTGTGTCAGAGAGATCGCGATTTGAAAACACGCGTCGTTACGAACATCCGCATCGGGAAACTTTCCAGTCGAACTATTACACTCGATATCTACGGATGCAACAACAAAAGGTGCTGTTTCGGGTGTATCGACCGGTGTAAGTGTTTTCCAATTATTACAGAATAAGTCTATGTTCACGTGTGCGAGATTCGTACGAACACAATCCTCACCGGAATCCATCCAACCCGTAGATTGAATTCCGGTTCTATGCATCAATCTCAGGACAGGGTCGAGGTTATATTCGTATGTATACAGAGACGATTTATTAATTTCATCCAGATCCATATATTTCAGAGACCCGTTAACCTTCCGTCTCGCCTCCAAATTCTTGAAATTTAATTGCATGAACGCAAATTGTTCGTTATTCTGAAACCCCCAAACATCTTTTGCTTGAACTATGTCGTACCCGACTAAACATTCAGGACGCGCTTTACTAATTTTTGTATATAAATTACGAACGTCCAATTGTGATGTTTTCTTAGGGAGTTTCAGGAAAAAGTACGGCGTGAAACTTGTCGTCACACATACAGATTTACCTTCCCGTGTTTTACCAAAAATACTAATCAAGTGTTCGTCTTCAGTGTCTTGTGTTTCCCAGGTGAGTACTTGGAAAACGACCATTTTATCTTACTTCGTTATCGCCGGATTTTTTTAATATCGTATAGTAGTAAATATGTCAGCTGCCTTGATTGACCTTGTCTCCATCGGTGCCCAGGATGTCTATATCACGGGAAACCCAGAAGTCTCTTTTTTTAGACAAAACTATAAACGTCACACGAACTTCGCCATTAAACCTGAAAGATTGGATTATATTGGTACATTCGCCGCGAACAACGAAGTTATTATCCCGATCCGCTCGAAGGGCGACCTTTTGAGTTATATTTGGATCGAAGCGACGGGAATAAACGCATCAGGTAGTACAGATGGGTCTTTATATAACTCTGCGTACACACCTACCGAGTTTACTCTCTATATCGGAGGTCAGGAAGTGACTAAATTAGATTCTCTTTTTATTGCCGGTGTTCATAACGTTCTCTATAATGAATCTCAAGCGAAGGCGACGAGTGTCGTGACGACCCAAGACATTGGTGAGAATTCAAGTTCGGGGAGTTACATCATTCCATTCTTTTTCAGTGAAGATTGGACAAAATCACTCCCACTCGTCGGTCTTCAATACCACGAAGTTGAAATTAGAATTAAAGTAAGACCGGGTTTTAATAATGCTGATACACCAAAGGTATATGGGTCATACGTGTACCTCGACACAGAAGAACGCGAATTTTTTGCGACTGGTGAACACGAACTTCTCATTACCCAAACACAATACCAACCAATGTCCCTAACTGATACGACGGTCGATCTTACATACTTTAACCACCCAGTTAAAGCCGTACACATTGCATCTTCCACAATTACAGGAGATGATGCAGTAAATATGTATTCATTTGCTGATGCTTCGATGTACATT